TCGTGAGAAAGAGAAGCTCATTCGCCGGCTGGGTCTCAAGGCCCTCGGCGCTCCCCACAGCAACATCGCCCGTCTCACGGTCGACGAAGATGGGCTCGTCGTCCGTGCCGTCGTCGGTGTAGCGAACCGTCGGGGAAGTGTCTTCGCCGCCCGCCGAGAGGGAGGCGTCCAGTCCACGGTAGCGGTCGCCCGCCTCGCCGAAGTACCGCCGCCGACCGTCGCGGATCTGGACGTAGCCCCGAGAGGCCGCGTCACCGGTGCCGACGAACGTCCCATCCTCGGGGTGGCGGGGCTGGTCGAAGCGGTCCTGTGGCGTGCGGACGCGGACCGTCCGTGCCGGGACGTGGGCCAACCCGACCGGCCGTCCCTCCAAGTTGGTGAGGATCTCGAGACAGCACCAGCCGATGAGATGGTAGTCCTGGCGCGCGAGTTCCTTGACCTCTTCGGGCGTGGCGGGCTCGGCCGATTGGCGGGCCTTGGTCTGCCATGTCGAGTCTGGCCCGCGCCAGAACCACCGGAGCACATCGTGTTCGACATCGTCGGCCTCCTCACGATCCAGGTCGGCCCACGGCGCGAGGTCGAACCCATACCCCACCTCGTAGCGGGACTTCTTGCGGATGCCTGTTGCAAGGGTCTCGTTTTTTTCGAGGAAGGCAGCAAGCCGATAGGGGTTGTACGGTGGCCTGACGCCCGTGTTCAGCGTCCGCAACCGGCGGTCGGACAGCTGGGTACTCGTCTCGGCTTTCGACAGCGATTGCTGCCCGCCGATCCCCTCAATGTTGACCGCGATCTTGTTGTCCTCAAGTGCATCAGTCATTGTTATACGTATGAGATCCCTCCGGAGTCGCTGGTCTGTGTCGGTGTATGTGAAAAGAGCGCGTAGCGTGTGGCGTCACAAACGTGGTCTGGGACATCCTGTGAACTGCCGACGTGCTCCTCCTTGTAGCTCTGGAACTCTTGGATCAACTCGGTCAGGGCCTTACTCACCACAAGGCCGGGTCGCCCCTCGTCGTCGGTCTCCAGTCGCCCCCGAACGTAGGGGATGCCCTCGTCAAGCGACTTGTCGGCTTTCTCAACCGCGAACCCGGCGCGGCTGAACTTCTGGAGGTGTTCGGGTTCGTGTTCGCCATACAGCCGCCCGCGTTCAACACCGTGACCGTAGACCCAGCCCGTGCCGTCGCTCGGGTCGCACAAGTGCTCAAACTCTTTTCCCGTCTCGTAGTACAGCCGCGTCGCCGCCCACTGGTCGGCGTGTGTCGGACAGAACTGCACGAGGACGCGCGGATGGTCCCACCCAGCATCGTAGCCGTAGATGGGCGTCGCGGTCTCGTCGACGTGGTCGCGGAGCCAGTCGGCCGACCGGACGTGTTCGTGCCGGGAGAAGCGGTCATACACGAGTCCTTCCGCGGCCGCGAATCCTCCGTCAAGGCCCTGCTGCTTGCGTTCGGTGCCCTCGAATTGGGCCGCGATCTTCTTCAGTGCGCCGTCCGGCAGAAACGGGTTGTCTCGCGTCGACGCTTGGATGACGGTCATACGGTCAGCCCACGACAATGGTTCGTCGTCGCGGTCAACGTGGCGCTCAGTAATGTCGTAAAACTGGTTGAAGCCGTTGCCTGTTGACGTCCACAGCGTCGTGTTCGGGCCGACCTCGGTGCGCTGGCGTGTGACCAGCATCTCATGCAGGCGGTACAGGTCCGTCGTCGGGGGGTAATGGGCCACCTCGTCACACCAGATGCGACAGAACTCCGCGCCGGCGAACCGGGACCACTTGTCCGCGCCGCCGAGGAATGTGGTATGACCGGTGATGTAGGTGATCCGCTTGTCGTTCGTATTGTAGTTGTCGACGATCGGGCTGTGCTCGGGGTCGCCGTCCTCGAAGGGATTGGTCTCGTCGCCCGGCAGCGTCTCGAAGTAGACACTGTAGGTGGTCGACTTGCCCTTGGCGTAGTCTTGGGCCATCACCAGCGACTTGCCGTCGCCGTCGGGATCACCGTAGGTCGCGCCCCGATGAATCCACTGGCCGCCCGTGATGGATTTGCCACCGCCGTAGCCAGTGCGGAGAACGACGAGGTCGACGGTGCCTGCTTCGAGCTGGTCGCGGGTATCGGCCTGGTAGTCCGCCCACTTGTAGTCGATGGTTGTGCTACTCATCGTACTCCGTCTCAACGATGGTTTCGGTCAGTTCGATCTGGAGCGGGCCGCCGCCCTCCCCCATGTGTTCCGTCTCGCGCTTTTCTGGCGGGTTGAGGTCATACGAACACCGGAGCATATACCTTGCGAACGAGGAGTTAGCCTCATCATTGTAGAGGCCGTCCTGAACGAGTTCGGTCTGCCCCTGCCCACGGGCGCGCCTGAAGGCTGGGGAAAAATGCCGCTCAACGCCGACCTCGTCAACGAACGTGAGGTCCTGGTCAAGCCACCCGCCCCCGCCGTTGATCGTCTTCTCACCGACGCCGATCCGACGTTCGACGCCCGCGATACTGTGGACCTCCGGGGCGGCGGCGATGGCCTCGCGGGCTAATTCGTCCGTGAATGACGAGGGGCGACCCTGCGGATTCTCGGCATTGGGGTCGCTATGAGTCGGGACAGGGCAACTGCCAGCCGGATGCTGACACGCAGAACCGTCGACGCACTCCGCGCCACAGATTCCGTTATCAGTCATGGAATGAAAATCGCCGGCTGTGCCTGGGGAATGTACGTGTAGACCAGCCGGTCGCGGACCGAACACGCTGTGATCGTCTCGGCGTACGTCTCACCGCCAACGTCCGTGCAGTACAGCTCGTAGCCCGTCACGTCCCCGGGTAGATCGGACTCGTCGAAGGGGTTGCGATAGAGTTTGAACTTCCACCGATCCGGCACATCGTTCCGTTCGTCGGGGTAGACCTGCCCCGCCCTAAACCGGTGGTGGGGCTCGCTGTCGGGATCGCCACCGTCCCAGATGTCGCACTTGGCGATGGTGGTCGAGGATGTGTGAGGCATAGTGCCGTACTGGATCGTCGGCTGGATGGACTGATGCATGGGCTAGTCGGTACGCAACTCGGCACGTGCTGCGACCTGTATGTTCGCGTACACGCCAACGGGGAGCAGCCGCAGTGTCGCCAAAAGTCGGCCGGTTGACTCCCAGGGGTCCAGCCCGTCGACGTACGTCGCCATCTGCGTCACCAGAGCAGGATCGTCTGCGACCGCAATGAGGTCCCACGACAGGGTCTCCATCTCGTCGGGATCCGTGCCGATATCCTCGGGCGTCGGCGACTGGTCGACCGTCCTGGTGTACGCGTCGGCGGCAGCCTGATGCTCGGCGGGCCACTCGCTGTAGTCCGTGTCCGGCGCGGTCGGGTCGGGGTCGTCGGGACTGTGGATGTAGCCGCCAACCACGCGACGGTACTTCTCATTCGGTTCGATGGTGAGGTCGACTCTGGAATGCATCGGTTCTGGGTTGTAGGGTGGGGGGTTGCGATCACTCAGTGTCGTCGATCAGGCCCTGGCTCTCGGCGATGCCGTAGGCGACCGACGCGCCGAGGGTGATGAGGCTGCCCGGCGCAGCGATCAGGAGCAACATGGCGAGATAGACCAGAAACGCGGCGACGAACCCCAGCACGAGGTACTCGAGGATCCAGCCGATCGACACGGCCGCCGACACTGACAGCGACAGCGCAACGACATCCAGCCAGATGGCCAGCCCGATCGCGACGGCGACGACGCCGAAGATGGCGGCGAGCTGGGCGAAGGCCCACCAGCGCTGGCGGTCGGTGACGTCCTCGTCGGCTTGGTCAGCGGCGTCTTGGATATCGGCGGCCGTGTCCTCGTCGATCGGCGACGCCCGGTCGATCGCCGCCGTGACATCGTCATCGCTACTCATTGTCGTCCCCCAGTGTGATCGTAATGGGATTAAGCTTCGAGAGCCAGTATTCGGCTTCGATCCGCCAGAGGCGACCGACGATCGCGAAGATGAGTGCCGTCAGCGAGTACAGCAGCAGTTGCGGGGGGTCGGCGACGGTCAAGTCCAACACCAGCACCACCCACACGCCGAGGAGGATGAGCAACACTGCCTTTGCGAATCGGGACACGCCGCCGTTGGTCATCGGATTTAGTATTCTCCCGAGGCAGTACGCCTCAAAACTGAGTCGGTCGAGTAACACATTCAGTCACCTCGGAGTATCGTGCCAGCCGCAACACCGACGAGAAACCCACCGATCGCGGCGTGGGGCTCGTCGCGGAGGTCGCTGCGGATGGGCTGAGACCAGCCGGCGAGGAGGCCCGCCGCGAGGCCGATCAGGAGGCTGTGCGCTTCGGTGTAGGTACTGAGTGGGCCATTGTATGCAAACTGGTGTTCTGAGCTCATGGTACTGAGTGTCGACGTAGTGTAGGAGAGGACAGCCGCCGGGAGTCGAACCCGGCCACGCCCACCGCGAGCGTGCGACCGCGGGCTGTCCAAACGACGGGTCGGTCCCAGCCGCCCGTCGCTACGCTCTCGATACGGCGGCATGCAAAACCGGTGATGTCGGTGGGAGACACGGGGGAGTCGAAAACCGACAGCCGGAACTGCTGTCGCGTGCCAGTGCTGCGTGGGGACAAAAGCGTGTGGGGAGACAAGTGGGGGAAGGAGATGGGCCGGTGCCCGCTGGAGAGTCCAGTGGCTACCGGCCCTAGGGCGAGCGTCGAATCGGGATTAGTCCGCTGTCAGCGGAGTCGTCGTGTCGTCTGTCGTGGCATGTGGCCCGTCGCCGATCGCGCGGGCGACCGCCACGGCAAAAATCTGTGATTCTCGGCCACAGGTCTCCGGACGGTCAAGACGCTGGTGGGCGAGCTCCCGAGCGAAGCGGTCGCGGTCGAGTGTCAGCGGCGTGTGCTCGCCGATAAATGTCGCGAGATTGACCGCATAGGATTTCATCTGCTCCCACGAGAGGTCTTGGTGATCCGGGCGCGTGTCCCGGCCGCAGTTCGTACAGAAACAGGTGCCGTATCGCGTGTTCGTATCGAAGGGCGTGTATTCTTGGCTGCCGGCGTCTGCACGCTGATAGTGCGTGTTGACGCGGTGTGTATGGACGCTCTTGTGGATTGTCGTCTCGTCACCAATATCCCGCACACGAGCAAAGCAGTGGCTACAGACCTCAGAGTTGTACCACACCCAGTCGGTGAAGGTGTCAATCCCGGCCGTGTCGGCCGCGCCACAGTCAAAGCGTGTGCTAGAAACGTGCATCTGTTGGAAAAGACCGCCCCCCCCCAGGGGCTGCCTGAACGGCGAACGCGTGAGTGCGCTGCTGTCGGTGCTGTCGGTGCTACATACCAGGCACTGACGGAGTATTAAACACACAGGTACCCGAACAGCGTTCGTCTATTCCTCCAAGACGATCACGCGCTCGCGAGCGTCGTCCTGGGACCACTCCGAGTGCGCGAGGTCAAGCCCCTCCAAGTCGACAACCGCTTTGCGGA